ATTCTGTTGCCATTTTTTATCTCTTATTATTAGCGGCTTGTTGTTCCAATCTTTGTTTCTCTTCTTCCAAATGTTGCGATAGCATAGAAACATATAATTCTCTTTCCCAAGGTATCATGTTGTCAAGTTCTGTAAGACTGTATTTGTGATGTTGCATCAACGCAAAATTAGTCTTATAGTAATTCCTTAGGTTATCATGATATAAACTTATCCGAAAAAACTTTGCACACCCTCCAGTGTGATGTTTTCTTGATAATTGCATTTTTTACAGCTGTAATCAACCCTCTTTTGTAATTTTGGCATTGTGTCAAAAAACAATCTGATATTTTCCAAATCTTTTTGTTGAAGATTGTCCACAAACTCTATAATCTCATCTCTTGTGTTATCTTTCATATGATATACAGTATCTTCATCATATACTTGTTCAATTGATGCATAAATTAAATCCATAATAATTTCATTATCTTCTTTACCGGAAGCTTTTTGCATCAACTCAAAAGTTGGATACTTCATAACAATACCAACTTTATCAGTCAATTGAAATTTGTTCGTATGACCTTCGTTGATAGTTGGTTTAATTTCCAATACATTAAATGAAATTTCATTGATTGTACCACAATCTTTATCTTCACCTTTTTCATCTTTTATAAGATTGTTACATCTGTATTTTAGATTAACAACTTCTGAAACCGACCTTGCTCTTAGATGCATAAACAAATATTCTAAATCAAATACAGGCAAATCATCTATATTGATATCACTCAATACGCAATTTTTCAATACTTGCCTGATGACTTTGATTGTTGCTTCAACATCATCATTCTCTGTATTCATTAAAAACAGTTTTTGTTCTTTTACTAAAAATGGTCTGAACTGAACCACTTTGCCAGTTGATATAAGTTTCACTTCATAAATTGGCGTGTCTATCTTAGGTAACATAATGTCCTCACTTTATTAAAAAAATTTAAGTTAATGCTTTACCGAAAGGTGATATCTTAGCAAGACCAACTCCAAATAGAGCGGCTGCAGCTGCAGCGATATCGTAACTTCCGGTATATACTGGTTTGTATCTTTGATAAGCAAATTGTACAGATAGTCTATGAAATCCATCTTCAGCCCAACTCAATGGTTGTGCTGATACTCCAATTGGAAATGCATCAACTAATTCAACTGCATATATTTGCTTAATAAAATCATCATACTGAATCACCTTGATTGGTGTCATATATCTTGTGTCTTCATCTTTTGCGTATCTCAGATTGTTTGTGTCTGATGGATGAATTGCTTCTATCCAACGGTCAAACAATTTTCTTTCCCAAAACTCATTCGTACACAAAAAAGTTAAAGTCATCTCATTGTATTGTGTTTGATGTGGAACTTTATATGTTGGACCATATACTTTCGCTTCATGTGTCATCAATGTTCTACCAGGCAACTCTGCGGCCTCACATTGTAATGCAAGATATCTTGATAGTGTAGAATTTGCACCAGTTGGTGATTGCCCCATCGCACTACCAATTGTATCTGTTATTGTACCAAAGATTGCGTTTGGTAAATTAAATAGTGCCTCAAGAGCACTTGCAGACATGAATTTTGCAATATATGTTGGTAACGGAATAACAACTTCAAATCTAGATGGTTTTGCAGGACCATCTTTTGAACGCATATGCGACAAAAATAAATTTGGAGAGAATGACATTAGAATTTTTTCCTTGAGTCTGCGTAAACTTTACTAGTAGTGGCACCAACAAATGTTTCAACGGGTAACATTGCGGCAATGTCCCATTCATCTGCGGAGATTTCTAAAAATCTGGATTGTATATGACTGTATAAATATCTCTTAATACATGGTGTCGCCTCAAATGCTCTAGAAGCACCTGCAAGGTAACTGTAACTCACTCTTAGTTTTGTCTTTGAATCAAACTTATCATTCGTTGCAGTCTCACTCAATTTGTCTAAAAGAATCAATCTTTGTTTTGGATGAATGTAGTGTAAATTCAAACCTAAGAATCCATCTTTATATGATTCAATAGGAATCACCAGTGGGAATCTATCATAGTATGGTAAGGTATCTTTTGTCTTTGGATCATAAAAGTAAAAGTACATTTTACCAATTGTCGAATTGTTTTTAAGTCTATCTCTATCACCCATCAGCGCTCTTGTGGAAGGATTCAAATCTTTCACTTTAGCACGAAGCCAGTTTCTTGCATTATTTGTGCCGGTTGAGTAGCCTTCTTTTGCAAGAGATTGTTTAATTCTGTCGATTAGTTTTGCCATTATCTATTTATCTCAAATGCCTATGTCTTTTTCAGTTAGCACTTTGAATTGCCATCCGTGTTCTTTGCAAAATAAGTCTGCAGCCCGCCACTTTTCTTGATTGACTGCATAAGTTGCCGCCTCTTGTAAGAATCGGTTTGTTTTTCTTTTTTGCACAGGTTTGATAGTCTGTTTGTATGGTTTTATTTCAATGACAACAGTTGATTCTGTGCCATTCTTTTGTTTTAATCTAACGATAAAATCTGGAAAATATCTGTGTATTTTTTGGTCGATAGGTGACTTGTACTTGATGATAAGTTCTTCAGACGCCCACCAGATGACACTTGGATTTTCATCTAACCATTTCATCACCCTAAGTTCCCATGAGGAACGGTAAACGACATTTTCAGAATCGCCTTTGTATTTGCTTCGATTTTTTGGGGTAAACCACCCTTTATATGACATAAATAGTATCCATATGTATGATAAATATATGTAGTAAACCCATAGGACAAATAAATGGCCGGATTATTAAGCTTTCTCTCAGACATTAATGTAAAGGCTGGCGGTCAGCCAACTGGACCACTATCTAAATTACTAGGCGGAACAGACTACGGCCTTGATACTTATCGTTATCCAATTGATTTGGGTTCATCAAACGCAAATCACTATGTACTTATCAACATACTCCAACAAAGAAAAACACAATATCCAGGTCAAGAAATGGGGCAAGTTGGTGCAATAGATGGTAGTTTAGGCGCTTCAGCGACATTGAAAAATTTTGGAGAACTAGGTGAAGTTATTGGTGATAAAGTCAAAGAACTCGCAAATGCAGCAAAACCTTTAACTGATTTATTTACACAAAATAAACTAGCTAATCAACTGAGTAAATCAGATTCAGGGCAATTCGTTGAAGGTGTTGCTGCTGAATCTTTAGAGCAAGCAGGTGCTTTTATTGGTGCTTTAAAAACAAACAACAATGTTCGTGCAACAACTAGTATTTCAACAACATTAGCACTTTATATGCCTGACACATTGAATTTTGATTTGAGTCAAGCTTATGATAATCCAGCAATGGGTGGTGATTTATTGACTCTCGCTGGTGCTGGTGGTGGATCCGCTGTTGATGCGTTTAAAGATTCAGGTTTAAGCCCAATGGAAAAGGGCAAATTGTTAATGAAAAATATTAGCCCATTTGTTGCTAGTTATATCTCTCAAGGTCTTGGTGCTTTTGGAAAAATTGCATTTGCAGCAGCAACTGGTGTAGTTCAAAATCCAATGATGGAACTAGTATACTCTTCACCAAGTTTTCAAACTTTTAGATTTGATTTTATGTTTTATCCTAGGTCTAAAGCTGAAGCTGAACAAGTGCAAGAAATTATTGGTCAATTAAAATTTCATCAAGCACCAGAAGCATTACCATCAACATATGGTTATTTTATGGTTCCACCTTCTGAATTTAGTGTAGGTTTCTATTACAATGGCCAAGAAAATCCAAATCTTCCAAAACTAGGTACTTGTATATTAGAACAAATACAGGTTAACTATGCACCTACAGGATTTGCAGCTTATGAAATTCCAACTGATGGTCAACCAAAAAGAGGTGGAACTGGTATGCCGGTTGCAATTCAATTGTCACTACAGTTTAAAGAGACAGAAATTAGAACAAAAGCTTCTTATGATAAAGAATATGGTAAAAACCGGTCTAGAGCAGGAAAACTAGAATTCAATGATGGTGTTCCGCCAGTCACTAATGATTCTAATGGAAGTCCTATAATGACTGCTTAATCTTATGTCAAAATATTTTAACTTTTTTCCAAAAACATTATATACAACTGACGCTAAAAATGCTGATGTTGTTAATAATATAACTTCACGATTTAATTTTGAAGAAACATTTAAAAATAATACCGCTGTTTGTTATGAATATGACATACAAGATAGTGACACTCCAGAAATTATAGCTTCAAAATTTTATGGTGATTCCGAAAGACATTGGATAGTTTTATTGTTTAATGATATTTTGGATCCACAATTTGATTGGCCAATGGATTATAGGACGCTTATTAGTTTCATTGATGAAAAATATAGTGCAAGTGCAAATGCTAACCAATCTGGTTCAAGTTGGGCTCAATCACACACTAAAGCATATTATAAAATAGAAACAAGAACAACAATAAGCACAAATACAATTACTGTGAAGGAAATAGAAGTTGATGCAAACACTTATGCAAATGTTACCGTTTCTTCTTCCAATGTTACATTAGCAGACGGATATAAAATCACTATCGCTGTTTCAAAAGACACACAATCGTATTATGATTATGAAATGGAATTAAATGAAGCTAAACGAAAAATTAAACTTTTAAAACCAGAATTTGTTGGCAATATTGAATCTGAATTTAGAAGAGTAATTGCATAATGGCAAATCTTAATATTGGGCAAACAACACAGTTTCAAATAAACAAACTTGCAATCAATTCAAAATTTGGAGCGATTGATTTAAGTTCTATATTTGAAGAGTTGAATATTTTTGATAGTGTACTTGTACCTTGTATGTCTGGTAATATTTTACTTAAAGATGCTGTTGGATTATCAAATAAACTTCGGTTTGATGGTAGTGAATTTATTGAAATAGATATATCAAAAGATAAAGAATTTTCTGGTACAAATATAAAAAAAACATTTAGAATTTACAAACAATCTGATAAATCAAACATAAATCAAACCACAGAAGCTTATGTTTTACATTTTGTTTCAGAAGAATTAATTTATTCCGAACAACAAAAAATAAGTCAAGCTTATAACGGCACATATTCTAATATAGCATCATCCGTCTTACTTGATTATTTGAGAGTGCCTAAAAATAAAATAAGTATTGTTGAGGCCACAAAGGGTATTCATAGCGTTGTTGTTCCTCTATTATCACCAATCGATACGATGAGTTGGTTAGTTAGAAGGTCACTCAGTTTAAACGATACTGCTGATTTTTTATTTTTTGAAAATAAGTACGGTTTCAACTTTGTATCTTTAAATAAACTCTTTTCAAATAAAACACTTTTCACTATAAACTTTTCTCCAAAGAATTTGGTAGATAGTGTTGCAACAGAATTTTTGGGTGTGAGAGACTATAACATGAGCACATCATTTGATATTTTGGAAAATACTAGAAATGGTTTTTATTCAAATCGTTTTATTGGATTTGATGTTTTGACACGAACTTTGGTTGAATCTGATTTGGGTATAAAGAATCATTATAAAGGTAAACATTTAAATGATTATCCTATTTTGCCCATTTCTAAAAACAGAGAAGGAAAAGATGCTGGATTAATGCCTTTTTCTAAAGTTAGTTTGTATCCATTTCAACTGTATAGAAAAAGTCAAGAGTATGTGAAATCGAATGATACAAGTAAATCTCTACTGATTGATGATACACACAAATATATTCCTCAAAGAAGGGCTATATTGCATAATCTACTACAGAAAAAAATGACAATCAATTTACCAGGAAACTTTTTTGTATCTTCTGGTAGCATTTTAGAAATCAATGCAAAATCCTTTTCATTGAATTCTGATATTACAGATTCTATAGACAAAACAATGTCTGGTAAATATTTAATTATTGCAACTAGACACATGATTAATCCACAAAAACATGAAACTTTTTGTGAGATAGCAACAGATTCTACAAATGTTGGTGCTGTTGTCGCAACAAACGGTTCTTTACAGAAGTCTAAATACATATAAAATGGATAATACAAATTTTGTTGGAAAAGAAGGATTTATTTGGTGGGTTGGTGCGATAGAAAACAGAGCCGATCCATTGGGAATTGGAAGATGCCAAGTGAGAATATTTGGTTGGCACACCTCTAATAAATTAAAACTGCCTAAAGACGATTTGCCGTGGGCACACCCAATGTACCCACTCAATTCTTCAAGGACATTTTCCGCACCGCAATTGAATGAATGGGTTGTTGGTTTCTTCTTAGATGGAGAAAGCGCACAACAACCCGTAATGATGGGCATAATACCTGGGATGAAAGTGACATGAGCAAAAAATTACAAGATTTACATACACTAACAGCAAAAGCAACTATAGCACATAAACAATATCTTGCTGGTATGATAACAAAAGAAGAATTCACAAAAAAAATAGATGACCTTGATTGCCATTGTCATAGTGATATTGTATTAGATAAAGAACACGCCGAATTAGATGCTTGTTATAGAGAGTCTTTAGATGGCATTTTAAGACTGTATCATTTGGAGAATAATAAATGATTCCAAAACCAGCATTAAGCACTGGCAACAACATATCACCATCAACAAAGGCTGATGGTCCAATTGTTGGTGGTCCAAGTTATCCATCAACACCCGCAGCTAGAGGTGATGTTTCTGGTAGTATTGCAGCGAGAAATAAAAATTTAGTACACTCTTGCGATTTCGTGAATGATTTGGTAAAATCTATTGGATTAAAAAAATTCTTAAAAGCGATTGCAAAATGGATTAGAGAAGGTATTAGAAAGATACAACAACTCATGGGTTTTACTGATGCGTCTGGTTCTTTTTCTCAAGTCATTAATAGACTAAAAGCAGCGGCGCAAGAAATTAGAACTTTTATTAAACTGTATATTGAACCAATTATTGAATTTCAAAAATATGTTTTAGCGGTACTAGTTAAAATTAGAGCAATCATACAATGGATTTTAAGTTTGCCAGCAAAATTACTTGCATTGTTACAGCAGTGTTTGACAAAATTATTAAAAAGTATAGTAAGTGCTTTTGTTGATGCATGGGCGGAATCTTCGGCAGAAGTTCCATTTGCTGATGCTGGAAAAGATTTTACGGAATTGACAGCTGCAATAAAAGATGCTGCTAGTGCTGCTGGTGAGTTATTAAAAGCATCAACAACTGTTGTTGCGTTATCAGTTGGTATTGCAGCTTCTGCTACAGTAGGATTAATAACACCAGTTAGTGAGTCGGATATTACAGCTGCAAATGCAACAATTACTGCATATTCAGGTTCAGTTCCATCTGCATTAGAAGTACCTGCTGATCCAGACTTTTTGAAGAAATCTACACCTTAGGAAATATTATGGCAACGAATAGTGATTACGATAAGGCCTATGCAACGATAACTGCAGCCTTAGCATCAAACCCGTCAACAGTTTTATTTACTGAACCAGCTTCACCTGCGGATCCAGACCATCCACCATTATATCCATATAATCAAATAATTGATAGTGAATCTGGACACTCCATTCAACTAGATGACACTCCTGGTAGAGAACGAGTTTGTATACAACATGGTAAGTCTAAAAACTTTATTGAAATGCATCCAAACGGTGACCAAGTTGTAAAAGTATTTGGTGAAAATTTTGATATCACAATAGGTAAAAAGAATGTTTATGTTTCTGGTGCTTGTAATATTATAGTTAAGGGTAGCTGTAGTATGCAAGTTGATGGTGATTTTAATCAAGAAGTTAATGGTGACTATAATCTTGCAGTTAAAGGTAAGATGAATGTAAGGGGTGTCAAAGACATTTCAATTCAAGGCGATAGTGATGTTGAAATTGGTGCAAATGAAAGATTTGGCGGTTCATTGAGATTTTCGTCTGGACAAAGTTTAGATTTAGTTTCAGATTTGTATATTAGTGGTTCTATCACTTGTGATAGTCTTACTGCTGAATCTAGAGTTAATGCAGGTATGGGTGTATATGCAGGACCTTTTGGATTTACATCATCACTTGGTGGCTTAAGTTTAGGTATTCCAACTCCAGCGACACCAGTTGCTGCTCCTGGTTGTATTAATATTGTGGGCTCAATGACAGCATTAGGTTCAGTTAATGCACCAGTTGGAAACTTTTTGAAATTAAACGCTGGTTTAGCAACTCATGGTATATCTACTTCTATTTTAGGTGCTGATTTTATCAATGATATTCTTTATAATTTTCATATTCATCCAACACCAAAAGGTCCAACTGGACTTACGACCAATTCAACTGTGAGCGCTTAATTATGGCAACATTATTTTCAAACTTAGGGTATAATTATAGTGACCCACACGGAGACATAACAGATTTCTCCTCAGATACAATAGACCACATGAAAGCTCTTCCTTCAATCATTGAAGATTGGCAAACAGAGGATATAGCAACAAGTAATACTGGTGGATACAATCAAAATCCTTTAAGTGCAATATCAACTAGTATTGCTGTTTCTGCAAATGCAATAAAAAATGTTGTAAGCACTATCGTAACTTACACTAATATTGGTGTATCAAATGTAATGGCAAATGTTGCTAATTCATCAAATAATTTAATTACAGCTGCAACCAATTTTAAAGACCATACCGATAGAGTTTCTGGTGTAGTTAATTATAGTGATGCGGTGGAAGCAAATCCTGCAGATACAACCATCATATCAACAAAACCATTTAAAGACACAATTAAAGGCTTTAGTAAACTTTTAATGTATGTCATTTATCAAACAGATGGAATTACTAATACTTCCATAATGTATGGGTCACAGACAAGTTTATTTACTGGTCCGGAAATGAATGTATATTATAATACAATTTCAACATATGCAAATACAATAAATTCCAGTATAACATTTACTCCAAATGCAG